ATCAGCAAAAGTCATTAACTCAGTAAAATATTCCTGTAATTTAACTGTTGCGCTTGTCATTTTGTTTTTCTAGATTAACATTCGCACGTAATTGTGCAATATCTTCGTTAGAATCTATCTTATCTTGTGCTATTTTTGCACTTTGGTTAAGTTTTGCACCCTCTAAATCAAGTTTTTGTTGATCATTTTGTGCTTTTCTTTGAATATCTTGTGATTTTAGCTGTAATTCTTGCTGTTTTAGCTCAACAAGTGGGTCTGAACCCTGTGCTGCCATTGCTTCTTGCTCTTCAACGAACATTTCTTCAATATATTCTGTAACTTTAGTCGCAACTTGACGTTCAACTTCTTCTTGGAACTGTGCTTGTAGATCTGGTGGTAGTTGTCCGCCAAATTTTCTTGCTTCTTGTTCAATAAGAGGAGCATTTTCTGCCTCTATTTGTTCTCTTGCTAATAAAGAAACATGTTCCATGATATGTGCTTGTAATAAAATGGTTGCTTGAGGATTTGAGCGTACCAACATAGAAGACATAAATGTTCTGTGAGCATCAATATGTGCTTGATGATCTTGTTGTCTAAATGCAAGTAATTTTTGTCCAAGTAATGAATCAGCATTCTCTAAACCAGGATCTTTTGGTGCTGGTGGTTTTGGTGGAGGAAGAATAGCGTCTATATCTTTTACACCAAGTGATTGATACATTCTTTTATAGGCTTCATATAGGTTATGAGACTTAGGATCTGATTGTGCCATTTGTAATTGTGTTTGTGCCAACGTAACACGTTGAGACATAGAAAATATGTTCGGATCAGACACTGGCATGATGTCAACACGTTCATCGAAATCAGATGTTTTAATACTCGGTACAGCGTTATCATTTAATGTGTATGGATACTGAGGAGGTAAAAAATCTCTAAATACTTTTGCAAGTAAATTAAATTCTGTTTTTTGTGCATAGTGTAATCTTTTATGTATTGCACTCATAACTCTTGATCCTCTTTCGATCAAAGCCATCGTCGTTCCAACAGGAGCGTTAGCTGCTACACTATCACCTATTTTTTGATCAGCAATAGAAGCAAAACGTTGTCCTGCTTGTACAACAAATCCTAGTAACTGAAATAAAGTTTGATCAGCACCTTTGTAAGGTAAAGGCATTAGTCCTGCACGTAAGTCACCACTTGGTGCATCTACATCTCTAAACTCACCAGGTTGTATTGGAGAATCATCATCAGCAATACGTAAACCTCTAGCCTTAAAGCCTGCTGGTAAATTTGCTAATGTGCCTGCATCAAGAAGTTGTCGAAGAGCTGCTGTTGCTGTTCTTGATAAACCACCAAGCATATGAATTAACCCATAGCCATAAAAACCTAAACCAGGTAAAAATTTGTAATGAACAAAATATTGTTTTTTCTTTTTTAAAGAATCTTTTTCATCATAGTTTCTGTACACCGATAAAATATTGCCAGAGCCTTCATCAATAGTAACAATATAAGGAAGTTTAATTCCATCAGGATCTTCAAAACTTGGTAAATCTAAATCACAGTGTATTTCTAGTAAAGTATATTGATCGTTTTTATAACCACTACCTGTTTCCCTTACACCATCCATTCTGTTAACTTCAGTTTGAATACTGCTTGTATCAGAATTGGTATATTCCTCTAAGTCTACATCACGATAAAAACCTGTTACTTGTAGTTTACGAATGTCGTTTTCTGTTCTTTTTAAAACATGTGTAACACGTTCCGCTGTCGCTAAATCAGTTGCTGTGTAAGGAACAATTAATTCTTCACTGGGGATAAACTTTGATACAGCTCTTCCCATTGTAGAATCATAGTATACCTTTTTAAAACTAGAGCCTGATAAAGGTAAATAGAAAAGCATTTGATCTAAATCAGGATCAAAGTCTTCCATAACATGCATGATTTGATAATTCATGAAGTCCTGCACGCGCTGTGCTTGTTGTTCTTTTTGAGGATCGGCTTTGCCAATAAGTTGTGTTCTTACAGGGCCATTAGCAGGTAATAATTCTTTATAGGCTTGCGCTTGAAACTGTGTAACAGTCTCTGACAATAAAGGATGCGTTACACCGCTTGCTCCTTGAAAAGGTTGTGATCTATCTTCATATTTAAATCCAAGTAGTTTTAATCCTTTTGCGTAAGCGTCATACCACTCTTCTCGAGAGGAACTATCTTCTTTATACTCACCAATCAAATCAGATGAAATATTTTGCAAATCTTTTTCATCAATATATTCGGCTAAGTTAGAATCAAATTCTACTTCCATTTGTTCATCGACTGGATTAATTAACGCTCCACCATCTTCTGTCATTTCAATGTTTTCAACTGTTAGTTGATCTTCGGGTGTTTCAATAGTAACAGATTCTGCTTCTAATTCTGTTGGTTCCCCTGTAATTCTTCTATCTACGGCCATTCTTATACCTCAAATATATCAATATGCTCGACAAGTCCACCTTGCGCTTTGTGTGTTTTATATGGTTCTAACATCTCAGGAGTAATTTTAATAGCAAAAACTGGCTCCATGTCTTTTTTGTTGGGTATGGAAATAGGCTGAATTCTGTAATTTGGATTTGATACAAGTAGTTCTCTTGCTTGATCTTCATTGGTTAAGGTTGCTACCATGTTACCATTCTGATCAGTGACACGATATTGTGTTGCTCCTTTTCCACTTTTTAATTGTACAGGCATGGTAATAATTTCTGAATTATTACTTTGTGCTTGTTTCTTTAAAATCTTTTCTAGCGTCGAGGTATAGTGTTTTCCGCTTTCATCAACAGCATTAGGACCGCCATAAAACTCGTCCATACCAATACCTTTGTATTGTGAATCTCTAAATTCACCATTTCTTTTAAAAATATCAAAGCGTCGTTGTTTATCAGCTGCTCTCTCGGCTGCTGGTGTCGAAGCATCTCCTTTAAAATTATATCGGTTACTGACATATTTTGATGGTGACACCGCATAATACGATGACGCATCAGGATCTTTTAAGACAAACTTTCTGTATGCTAGTTCGTAGAGATCTTTTTTAATTAACGCATCTGCCCACTCGTCTCTATTCTTAAATGGTAAATCAGGAAAGAGTCCTGCCATTGTATTAGAGTCAACGGATAATACTTCATCTAACATGTTATTAATATTATCATTCAACAATCCTGCTAAACGATCTATTTCTGGTTGATCTATTTCTCTTGTTGCAATGTAGTTATTGACAATATCATCCACCTCCGTTTCTAGTTTATTAATACGTTCTGCTATAACGTTTACTTCACCCTCTGTTTTCGTCAGCGGCCTAAAGACGGATTTATTTTTTTCATAGAAATCTATTGTTGCTTGCGCTACGCGGTTTAATCCTTCTAAATTTGTATTTGCTGCCCCTTCTTCTTGTATTTTTTTAAGGGCCGCGGCCAGTTGTTGTTTACGCCCTGCCGCTGCTTGTAATAAATCCGATTGTATCTCATCGGCAAATGTTACACGAACCACGCCGCTCGGATCAACGCCCGATGCCTTGGTTATCTGTTCTTGTAACGCGTTATTCTTAACAACGAGCTCATCCATTTGATTAACTAGACCTGGGCTTATTTCATCTAATTGGTCAGCATATTTTGCTATAACAGATAGTTTGGGAATATCAGAACCAAAATCAATCATCATATCATTAATGTCTGCTTGACTCATTCCTCGTTGATTAGCTAGTCGTTCTATTTTACTTCTTGCCTCAGCATATAAACCTTGCAAACTTCGTTCATTTTTTGTTTTTTCTTTTGTGAGTTTGTTTACATTTATTTTTGTCTGTGGTCCTTCTACCTTTGGTGGTACAAATCCATAACGGTCCGAGAGCCGCGTCCAACCGACAATATAAGTATCTTCTTCATTAGGTATACCAAATTCATGACGATTTAAATTTTCTCCACCAAACATGGATACGGGATAGTCGCCCGAGTCACCTGGTAATTTATTTCTATCTAAGTATAAAACTCTTTCACGTTGTGTTTCTGGTATAGAACCAGGTTCAAAGTATCCTTCATAACGTGTTCTTTTCACGCCGTTTGGATTGATCATCTCGGACCCTTGACCTGTTGCGTGTACTCGCATACCGCTGATCGGCGCTGATCTAACTTGTGAAATAATTTCTGTTTTAGATATAGGAGAAGTATCATCATATAATTTAAGAAGAGACCCAATACGATAATCGTCGACCTCGGATTTTTTAATTCTGTTTTTGTTTAAGAAATCAAGGACCTCTTGTTTGTTTGCAAATTGATCAGGTGCGTTTGTCATTGCACGTTCTATGTCTGAATAGAATACAGACGTCATCGGTTGATTTGTTAATGGTGTAACCTCAATAGGGTTGTCTGTACCAATCTCTACTCTTTCATCAGGAGTCGGATCAAAGATATCCTCTTGTGATCTTACTTCTTTTTCTCTGTCCAAACTTTCTTTTTGTTTTTTTGTTTGATTTGCTAATTTTTCTTTTGGTGTTGGTATTGGTGCAACCTCGTTAACAGGCGCTTTACCAAATGCCTTAAAGAAAGGTAACATAAGATTTGCTGTTTCATATGATCCTTCGGGAAGGTCATCTTGAAATATATCTAGGTCTTCAGGTAAGCCTGGACCTGCGGGTCTTTGTTCTACTATACCACCTTTAGCATATTTCATATCGTCCAAAATATCTTCTCCTATATCTAAAAAATCATCTTCTGGCATAGCACCAAAAGTTTGTCCATCTATTTTTGTTATTGATCCTGACTCAGCTAGTTGCGTATCAAGGTTCATCATTTTTGTTATAATACTTCTTTTTTGATCACCTGACTCAGCTTCTTTAAACAAAGCTTTTAATTGTTTAATTTCTTTTCTTATATCTTGTTCTGCTCTATTTGCTCCACGTCCCTGTAAAAATAAATTATTTATTTCAAGAGTTCTTTCTATATTCTCTTCAACAGCTTCTATATGACCTAGTTCAACTTTTTCAAAAGGAACTTTACCGTCTCCAAATAAGTTGGCAACGTCTTCTAACTCATCGTTGTAAAACATTCTCTCTACGTTAAACTTTTCTCGTCCAATAAGAAGTTCAGATAATCTATCAATATCAATATTTTTTATTTGTTCTATAGCTTCTTCTACAGTCCCTCCTGATTCAATTATTCTCTCCACGCCTTTTGCTAAAAAATCTTTTCCTCGAACAGGGTCTATAGGAAAATCAGCTTGTTTAAGTTTTTCTCTTAGTTTATTTCTTACACCATCTCTAATAAGTCTTTGTGGTTCCGATAAAACATATTCAAATTCTTTAACATATTTAGTGGGTTCTATTGTTTCTCGAATAGCATAAGGAGAAGCCAAAGGAAACTCATCTAGTTGAGGTTTTAATAATGGTAAGATGTTTTGTAATTTACCATTTGCTAAACTTAATAACCATTGTTCTTCATTTGTTAGGTTTTTTAAAGCACCTCCTTTAAAAGGTTTGTCTGCCATAGATACTTCGTCACCTATATGTTTTGCTAACTCAGGATCTTCTTTAAATATTTTTATTAGTTCTCTAAAAGTTATTTTACCTCCACCTACTGATTCTATTTCTCCTGCTTTCCATTTTTCTATTTGATCGGATGCACGTATAGCTAAATCTTGTGACCTATCTGTTGCTGTTTTTAAACCTACAACCTGACCTTGTTTTCTAGCTGCTGTAATTTCTTCTGCTGTAATAAGTTTTTGTTGTTTAGCAGCGTCTCTCATAGCACGTAGAGTTTTTTCTGGTGTCTTTCTATATAAGGCTGCTATTCTAAAAGGATCACCACTTTTCATAATGTCAACATAATCTAAAAGTATTTTTTGTTTTTGTGGATTTAGTCCTACACCTCTAACTCCTTTAGGTAAATCTTGAAAAATTTGAAATTGTGCTACGTCAACAGCGTCTATTTTTGCTTTTACTTCTTTTACTTCTTCTACTGTTTTTGGTGCTGTAATAGGTTCACCAGGAGTTAAGAAAGGATCGCCTGGCTCTTCTGTTTTACCAATAATATCTCTTGGTGTAGTACCTTCTAAATTTCTTGGTGGTACGGCTGCATTTAAATTTAATTTGTCATAAGCCTCATCTGATAATTCTGTTATATCTACAGAGCCAGCATATTCATCAATGTGTTGAGGATTCTCTGTTATTACTTTTAAAGCTTTTGTTGTAACTTGTGTTTCAGGGACACCAAATTTTCTAAAATAATTAGAAACAGGCGCTAAAGCTTTACCAGCTTTTGTAAAAGCTGTGGCTCCAACAGAAAAGTCTGCTAAACTAAAAAGAGCTGTTGCTCCTTCCATAGGAGTAATTTCCTTATCCATTTGCATTTTACCAAAAATCTCATGAATATCTTTCCATAAAAATTTTGCTGTACCTGAGGCACCTTTTAAACTTCCAAATAACTGAGCATATTTATTATTATCAATAAGTTCAGGAAATTTATTTCCTATATTATAAAAAAAATCTGCACCCGCTTTATAAGCAGGTGATAAAGATACACTTGTTTCTTCCTTTTGTTCAGGTGTTCTAAAAATACCTACCCCTGTAGGATCTCCTAAATCAATCGTTTTTGGATAATTTGCAAGTTTTCCAAATTTATCAACATAATTTTGTATCGATTGTTCTGCTAAATCACCTTCTACTTTGTATTGCTTTTCAAGTTCTTCTTTAAATTTAGAGGGTTGTTGTAATAAATCAAACGCTGTAAAATTACTTACACCAGAATCTTCATCTTCATCAATTTGTAAAAAATCAGGTTGTGTTTCGTCTACCATTAGTAATATTCTCTCGGTTCAATGTATCGTGGTTCATCCACATAATCAGATTCTAGACTGATAAAGTTACCCTGTCTAAATCGCAACAACGCTTGTGTTGTTGAATCGACTAAATCGTCATGCTCACCATAAGGGAAAGCGGCACATTCTTCAATAACTTCTTCTGCCCAACGTTCGTCAGGAGCCCATACTT